ACGCTGAACTACAGGCACTGACAGCATGACCTACGACATAATCGGCACAATCTCTACAGGCGGGGAGTGGGACGACGAAGGCTCTGAAGTCACTCCACCGACCGTCCTTCCCGGCTGGCACGTAAACGCTCCTGCTCCTGTAGAAGGATGGGAGGCTTACCTGCTGGACCCGCAACCTTCAACGCCCTTCAGGGTCTATGCGGGACACACGCCAGTGTGTTACGTATTCCCTGACGAAGAAACCTTCAACTCATTGGTGACCGAATGAACACCTTTGCTTCCGTTTTCGTTCCCGCCGACGCTCAAGCGGCTGCACAGGCTGACCTTGGCGAGGGGTTCTTCACCGCTGCGCTGTCGGCTGATGGGGCTGAGCCTGCAACCTATTACTGGTCGTCCGGCTACTTTGAGTCGTCTGAGCTTGACCACATCGTGAACGAAGCGACATGGGCGCATACGGTCAAGTTCGGTGATGCACAGGCTGCGCTGGTGGCGATGGGCTTGCAAGCTGTTGCAATTTTGGAAATTTCTTGACTCAGTAATTTCCCCCGATGCACTGCAATCTGCAGTGCATGAAGACAAAAAATATCCCAGAGAGCCTAGCACGGCACTTGCCGGATCGCCGGGCCGAACGCGCCTTTCAAGTTGAACGCGAAAGCGTTGATATTGAGAGCCGCACCGCACAAATCGCTTTTGCCAGCGAAACTCCATACGAGCGTGCTTGGGGCGTCGAGATTCTTGACGTCACCCCCAGTTCGATGCGCACCGCGCGGCTGGCCAAGGGCGCCAATCTTTTAGTAGACCACGACACTCGTGACGTAGTTGGAGTGGTCGAGCAAGTCTCAGTCGATGCGGACCGGACAGCCCGCGCGATCGTGCGCTTCGGCAGGAGCGCGAGAGCCGAGGAAGTTTGGCAAGACGTTCAGGACGGCATACGTCGCAACGTCTCTGTCGGATACCTCATTCACAAGGCGCAACTGGTTGATTCCTCTGAAGGGCTGGAAACCTTTCGAGTGACCGACTGGGAGCCGCTTGAAGTCTCACTCGTCAGCGTTCCTGCTGATCCAAACGTCGGCGTTGGTCGATCACTTGATGACGAGGGCATTGAGCCCGCCGTTGTTGAGGAGATCGCTGAGCCGCTATCCAATCTTGAGGAAATCAAAATGACTGAAGCAACCACGGTTGTTGTCGAGTCGCGCAATCACGCGGCCGAGATCACCAAAATCGCCGCCGGTATCCCCGGTGGTGCTGATATGGCTATGGACGCAATCCAGCGCGGCCTGACCGTTGAGGAATTCCAGCGCGACGCAATTGCGCGCCTTTCTACCAAGCCTGTACCGACTGCCGACATTGGAATGACCCCGAAAGAGGTCAAGCGGTTCTCGGTGATGCGCGCTCTGAACGCCTTGGCCAATCCTTCGGACCTGGCTGCTCAACGTGCTGCCGCTTTCGAGCGTGAGTGCAGCGACGCAGTATCGGGTGTGATGGGCAAGGCAGCGCGTGGCTTCTTCGTCCCGAATGAAGTCCAAAAGCGTGACCTGACTGTTGGAACCGCATCGGCTGGCGGCAACACTGTTGCAACCGACCTGATGGCCGGGGACTTCATCGAACTTCTGCGCAATGCAATGGTCGTGACTGGGCTCGGGACTCGGATGATGACGGGTCTGGTTGGCAACATTGCCATTCCGAAACTGTCTGGCGCAGCTACTGCTTACTGGGTTGCTGAGTCTGGAGCCCCGACCGAATCGGCTCAGACCTTCGCGCAGGTCACGATGTCGCCCAAGACCGTTGGTGCATTTACCGACATCAGCCGCAAGCTGCTCCTGCAATCGTCCATTGACGTTGAGGCTTTGGTTCAGCAAGACCTGGCCACTGTTCTCGGTCTTGCAATCCAGCAAGCCGCGATCAATGGCAGCGGCGCAAGCAACCAGCCCAGCGGTCTGCTGACGCAAATCACGCCCAGCGTGATCGGCGGCACTGACGGCGCTGCTCCCACGTGGGCTGACATTGTTGAGCTTGAGTCGGACGTATCGGTTGCTAACGCCGACGTTGGCTCGATGGCTTATTTGGTCAACGCTCAGACTCGCGGCAAGCTTAAGTCGACCAGCATGGTTTCTGGTCAGAACGGCTTTGTCTGGGATGCTGGTGATACGCCTCTTAACGGCTATCGCGTAGGCGTCACCAATGCGGTGCCGTCCAACCTGACCAAAGGTGGCTCTGGCGCAGTTTGCTCGGCTCTGATCTTCGGCAACTTCTCCGACCTGATCATTGGAATGTGGGGAACCATTGACCTGATGGTTGATCCGTACAGCGGCAGCAACGCTGGCACGGTTCGGGTAGTTGCACTGCAAGACGTTGACGTGGCAATTCGGCACGCCGAGTCCTTCGCAACGATGGTCGACGCGCTGTCTGCCTGATGAGCTTCATCGAGCCAATCAGCAGTTTCTTTGCCGATTTTGCGCAGACGGTGACGCTTGACGGCGCCTCTGTCTCTGCAATCTTCGACAACGATTATGAGCTTGCTGAAATTGGCTCGGTGGGCATGTCTGCATCCGGTCCTGCATTGACCCTGGCCACCGCTGATGTTCCTGCCGATCCGGTTGGTGCCTCTGCGGTGGTCGGCTCGACGTCTTACATCGTTGCTGAGCATCGCCCCGATGGTTTAGGCGTCTCTGTTCTGCTGTTGGAGTTGGCATGAGTGTCATTTCCACCGCTGTCTTGGCAATCGTTAACAAGCTCGGCGCAGTCCCACCAGTTTCGTCTCAGATTGACCGCATCAGGTTGCGTCCACTGGCTCGCTCCAGTGACTCAGCCATTGTGGTCCGGCTGTTACGAGCGGAGGCGACTGACCTGATTGAGTTGGCAAGTGCTGGGCCAAGCGTTTGGGACATCACCGTGGCTATTGAGTGCTATGCCCGCGCATCTGCGGGTACTGCTCCAGATGCTGCGGTCGACACTTTGCTGTCGGCTGTATATGCGCGCTTGATGAACGATACGACGCTGGGAAACCAGGTCAATCACATTGAGGCGCAGTCCATTGCCTACGACTTTGACGCAGATGATCAGCAAACCGCCTGCGCGACATTGCAGATGAACGTCAGACAGATCGCTACAACACTTTCCCTGTGAGGATGCCATGAGCTTCTTTTTCCCAGAGGGTTCGCAGTTTTTCTTTTCGTCGACGTTCGCGGCGGCAAAGACAATCACGACCCTTACCAATGCAAATCCGGCCGTTGCGACTTCAACATCGCACGGCTACATCGACAACGATGAAGTGCTTCTGACTTCGGGTTGGGAAGATGCAACGGATAGCGTATTCAAAGTCGACCAATCCGACGCGAATACTTTTTCCTTGCTCGGCCTCAATTCGGTGTCGACCGACTTCTATCCGACTGGCTCGGGTACTGGGTCTGCAAGACTGATCTCTTCTTGGGTTCAGATTCCGCAGATTCTGGATATCTCGACGAATGGCGGCGATGCACGCTTTACAACTGTTGAGCTTTTGACGCGCAGGAACTCGCTGAACATCCCTACGGGATTCAATGCGATGTCGATGACGTTGACGCTTGCTCACGATCCTGACGACGCCAACTATCAGTCGATGGTTGACGTGAGTCGCACGCTCTCGCCGGTTGCTTTCAAGATGACCTTGAGCGGTGGTGCAAGTGCGTACAGCTACGGATACATGAGCGTGTCTGAGGCTCCATCCATGAACAGGAACGCGGTCAATCAAGTGACTGCTGCTCTGTCGTTCTTAGGTCGATTCATCTCCTACGGCTCGTGATGTTTTACCCTCTGACCCCCCGGTTGCGACCGGCGTCGCGTTCGCCCGAGCGCGCGGGGTCAGAGTCCTTTCGGGCAAACAATCGGGCAAACCATGTCAATCAAAATTCAAGTCTCGGATCGTGTCACGTTCCGAGTTCGCGGTCAGATCACAGACGACGCGGGTGTGAACCAGCCCTTCGATTTTGGGCTGACTGCTCGACGGCTGAACGTCAAGCAGCTGGAAGCACGCATGAGGGCAGACGATCAGACGGTCGACGAGTTCATTGCGGACATCGTGGAGGACTGGTCAGCCGTTCGCGACGCAGAGGACAAGGAAGTGCCGTTCTCGCGCGAGGCGCTTGCCAAGTTGCTGGAAATTCCAGGTTTATCTCGGCTGATCCTGCAGACTTTTGCAGAGGAATCGAGCGCCCGCGCAAAAAACTAACGGCGCTGGCTCGCGCGCTGGCTCGCGATTCAGTCAACAAACGCGAGGCGGCGAAGGCCGACAACGCTTGGACTCAAGTTTTCAGTGAGTTGGGCGCTGATCGAGACCATGCGCTTTCTCTTTGGCCTGAAAACATCCAGGCTTGGTCAATGTGGTGCCAGTTGCAAACGCAATGGCGGTACTCAATGAACGGACCGACCGGCCTGGACTACACCGCCGTGATCGCATTCTTGAAGGTTCAGGATTTGGATGAGCCGCTTACCGATATCTTGGAACTGATTGCGGCGTGCGAGCTTGAAACGCTTCAAGTGCTGGCTGAGGTCAACTGATGGCAATCGTTGGAATCAAGCTCGGGATAGAGGGCGCATCTGCCGTCACTTCTGGCCTTAGCAAGGTCAAGGGCGAACTGGATGGCGTTGGGCGTGCTGGATCGGCTCTGAAGGGCATTCTGGCAGGCATTGGCGTCGGCGTGTCTGTCGCAGGCATGACCTCCTTTCTAAAAACTGCGATTGATGCAGCTGATGCTACTGCAAAGCTGGCGGTTCAGACTGGCCTGGCCACCAGAGAAATCGCCGGGTTGCAACTGGCGTTTCAACTGGGCGGCGTTGAGGCAGATGCACTGGGTCCGGCTGTCGCTCGGCTTTCCAAGAGCATTTTTGACAACGCTGATGCGCTGAGTCAACTTGGGATTCAGTCCAAGAACGCGGACGGGTCGCTGAAGTCTACTCGTCAAGTTCTTGGAGAAGTCGCGGATCGCTTTGCAAGTTGGAACGACGGTATTGCCAAGTCAGCGGCTGCTGCAGAACTGTTCGGCTCACGTCTTGGATCGCGTTTGATTCCTGTTCTTAATGTTGGGTCCAAAGGTCTTGCGGAGTTTGATGAACTTGCGCGCAAACTCGGTCTAACTTTTGACAAGGATGTTGGCAATCAAGCCGAGAAATTTAACGACACCTTAGAAATCATACAACTTGGGTTCAAAGGTGTTGGTCGGCAAATTGCGGCCGGTCTCTTGCCTACTCTCAACGATGTCGCATCGGCAATGTTGGAAGCCGCCACCAGTGGCAACGCTATGCAAGAGACGACGGATCGGCTTTCTAGTGCCATCCGTAACGTCATGGTCGTCGCTGCGGGGGCGGTTTACGCAATCACATCCTTGAACGAGAGACTTGGGGCTGGCGCTGCGGCAATTGTTCAGTATTTATCTGGCAATGCAGCTGGAGCCAGATATATCATCAAAGACCTAAAGGAAAGAACGCAAGAAGCAGAAGATGCGTTTGGTCGTTTGATTGACGGAATTCAAGGAAAAATACCGGGTTCTGCGGACAAACTCACCGGTTTATTAGACAAAACAAAAAAAGACGCTCCAGAAGTTGTCAGAAATGTAAAAAAAGTTTCTGAAACTTTGACGTTGGCTCAGATTGCCGCAAAAGAATGGGCCGACGTGATGGGGAATGCCTTGGGCATCCAGCAAAAGCTTTCTTTCTCTCAGCGCGGACTGACAGAGGGTCAGCAAGCAATGGAAAAGTTGCTGAGCAGCCCAGCATGGAAAGAGATGAGCGAGCCGATGCGCCAGCTTGCTGTTGAAACTTTGT